GGCCGCGCCATCCAGTATGGCACCCGCACCAAGAAGCACGGCCACCGCACACCCGACTCGCTTGATGGTGACGGAAGAATCCAGCGTATCAAGTTCGACGACTACGACCGCGCCATGGCGGAGAAGGAGGCCAGCCTATGATACCAGATGAAGAGACCATGATCCGAACCGAGCCGCTGCCACCACCCAAGCCCCACACGCCAGGGTTGGAAGATGAGCTCTACAAGTTAGACTTTAGACCTTTTGGTTATGAATGGTAAGAAGACGCGCTATCGCCCCGAGCACCAGCGCATGCTGAACTCACGACGATGGGCAGAGGTGAAAGCCATAGTAGACGCCAGAGCCAAAGGCAACTGTGAGTGGTGCGTTCGCGATGGTCGTGAGTATGGCCGCAAGACAGGTAACGACAGACTTGCACGTACTGGATGGATAAGACAAGGGAAAGACCATCACCACATCGTGCCCTTTGAATCGGCTCGCACGGTGGCCGAGGCAGAGCGTCTCTGTTACGACCCGAACAATGTGGTATTACTCTGCATTGAACATCATGTGCAAGCCCACCGAGACCTTGCCAGCAAGACCAAGACCAACGTGAAGGCGCGGCGAGCACAGCGCTTCGAGCGGTGGAAAGATGCGATGATGCGCGGCCAAAGTGATGCTTGCATCGACTCTGCTGAGCGTGAACATCCGCTCACAACTCCCGACCGCGCCAGATAAAAACCCCGGGGCGTCTGTTTACTCTAAAGTCGCTTTTATTCCCAAATCCACTATGCCTTCCTTCTATTGATATAATAAGATTTGATAGTTTGGTTTTTCTACCGACACATATCAGGGCAGACAGGGCAGGATTGCACCACGCAATACGTGACCACCACAATATACGGAATTTCCCACTTAAATGATTGAAAAATGACAAACTTGAAAAAGAACCATGTGATACTGACGGCTGAACAGCCTGAGTGCTGCGCAAAGTGTCCGCTGCTGGGGCTGATACCTGAAGGGCAGCGCGACGGCAAGTGGACGCACGTATGCTGTGGCACGGGTGACGCGCTGACTGGTCGCGGTCTGAAGGTGAACGCCAAGGAACGACGCGAGCGCGACCCGAAGCACCCGTGGCACCGACCATGCGACGGCATCTGGGAACAGTGGTGGAAGCAATCGCCACACCACGTCTTCGTCATCCCACTTGACAGATACATAACATGGCGGCAACCATATTCATATAGCTTAGGACTTAAAATTAATTTTCCGAAACGATGAACAAGAAAGTAACATATTACGAGCGAATACTGAAGAGCCGCGTGGAGCAGCGAACTGGTACCAAGTTTGAGAAGTGGCTCGAGCCACAACTTCACGCGGCGGCACTGTGTTGGCAGATGTTGGAGAAGGTACACGAGGAGCTGATGAACGGCAACCTGGTAACGCAGAAGCGTGGGTCGAAAGACCAGTGGTACAGCGAAGTGAACCCACTGATGCCGACGTACAAGGAACTTCAGCGCACCATCACGCAGCACTACGAGGCTCTGGGGCTGAACTATCGTGCCACTCCGTCGAAGATTAAGGAGGACACGAAGCGCGGAGTCGATAAGGAGAAAGCCGGGCTGACAACGGTTATCAATTCTGCACAGAGCGACATTAACGATATTCCAGATATTGACTAATGATAAACAACGAAGATTTTTACAAACTGAAACAGGACGCTATCGACCTGTTGCGCAAGCGGCTGACTGAGGATGTGCGCAAGCGTCTGGCAAATGTTGACGAACGACTGCTGACGTACCTCGACGATTGCGCCACCAACGTGAGCAACGTGTTTGGCGACGAGAACGACCGACATTCTATGTGGGAACTGCTTTGCGCTTGCAAGTTCATCCGCATGTTCAACACCTACCATTTCAATGTGAAAAAGGTGCAATTCTACCTCCGACTGCGTGAGGGCGTTTGGCGGCGCGACGGCAAGGCATGGCGGTATGTTGAGGGCGGTCTGCGACTGCCATCGACCAGCGGCGCGAAGGTCTACCGCTGGCAGCCTTTCCAAGTGTTCGTGCTGGCCACGGTGTTCGGATTCTATTCATGGATAAACACCAAGGTAGAAGCAGGCACAAAGGACGAACTGCTCGACACGGAGCGCGAGAAGGACGGATTTGTATGGGACTTTCGGCGCATGGTGGCCGAGTTCATCATGTATGGGCCGCGCAAGATTGACAAGACGGGACTCTCGTCGTATATTCAGCTGGTGTTCTTCCTCTTCGCCGATTTTAATGCAGAGATTTATGCGTTGGCCATGACAGAGAATCAGAGTAAAATTCTTTTCGACCGCACGAAGTTCATGTTAGGCCAAGTCAATAAGTCGGACGAGGGAAACCCGCTCTTTCGCATGACGGAGAAGGTGGTCGACTGGCTGAAGAAATACCGCGAAACCATCCGCAACTCGAAGATTGTTCCGCTGACAGGCGGCGGCAAGGCTCCTGACGGTACGAACACGCAGCTGCTGAACTGGGACGAGCTGGGCAGCGATCCATACGTCAACGGAAAGAGCAGCATGCAGGCGCACATCAACGTGTGCCAGTCGTCAATGGGTATGCGCCGCGAGCCTCTTACCTTCGGCACCACCACGGCGGGCACCATCACCAGCGGGCCGTTCATCGAAATGCTTGAGGGCCGGCACAACCTGCTACTCATGGAGTTTAAGTATGAGACGGGCGAGGCCACGCCGTCACAGACGCTCGACTCGCAGATGTGCCTGCTTTTGGAACCCGATGAATACGAAAAACCGAACGAGGAATACATCTTGACCTCGCACGCCCTGCGACGGAAAATCAACCCCATGCTCGGTATCATCGTGCAGTACGATTTCTACGACCGCGAAATGGCCAAGGCGCGGCAGGACGGTGAGCAGAAGTTCGCCGAGTGCGTGTCGAAGTTGTTCAACGTCTATCGCGGCCTGCGCGTAACCAAGTGGCTGACGGGTGACCAAATCAGGCCGAGGCAGGTTGAGCGACGGATTACCGACTGCAAATATGAAGACGGGTGGAATATCTTCGTCGGACTTGATTTCGGAGGGAATGATGACCTGTTTGCCGTCGATTATCTTGGCGTGAACTATCGGCAGGATATGCCCGCCGACCAGCGGATGTTCGCCGACTGCGAGGTGTGGATCGTGGAGAAGGCTATGCTTGAAAGCCCCAACCGACAGCTTTATGAGTTGTGGGTGGCGCAGGGCTGGCTGAAGGTCTGTCCGGGCGAAGTCTTTAACCCAGACTACGCCATAAACGACCTTATGTCGAAGAACCAGCATGGACTCAATCTGTTCATGTTCGGTTACGACCCCGCGCAGTCGATACAGCCCATCAACACCATCAAGGCTTGGCTTCAGTCGCTCGGCATCGACGCGGCGACCATTAAGCGCATGGTAGTGCCTGTTCCGCAGTCGTTCGTCAACATGAACGGACTCATCCAGAAACTCGAGTGGCTGCTACTGGGGCAGGAGTACGACATCGAGAGCGGCGGGTGGAGTTACACTAATGACACGCCGTTTCTGTATCTGAGCAACAGCCCCCTTTGGCCGTGGTGCTTCGGGAATGCGAAGGTGGAGATTTCTTCGAGCGAGCTGCGGGCGATTAGGAAGACCCAGCAGCACACGAAGATTGACCCCATTCATGCGCTATTGGATGCGTGCTATGTGTTCGATCTGAGCGAAGGGAATATTCAACAGTAATTGAGAAGAGCAACTATGAAACAGACATTAAGAAGAAACGCTGTGCTGGCAATGGCGGAAATGATTGCCGCATCGGTGGAACCTGAGAGAAAGATTGAACACGTTATGACACTCAGGGATATGCAATACGAGATAGAGTCGGCGATTCCGCACTTCAGTACATCGCCCGCCGACTTCGGCCGCATGTATGCGGGCAGCAACATGAAGCGCAAGGCCGACCGCCAGCGCCGACACCTTGCAAAGTATAAGTAATCAAAATAAAATCAAACAAACCAAGAACTTATGCAAATACATGTAATGAACAGCATCGTCGACTTGTGGCGATGGTATAATGCGGTATATGAGCCGCTGAAGAAATTCCGCCTCGAGCACGAAGCCCTCGGCAAGCGTCTGGGCCTTAGCCTGTATGACACCTATCAGCACTTCTACCCCACGCTGATAGAGAAAGGCTCGAAAGGCGACATAGAGACTGCGCGCAACATCGCGCTCGGCGCCATGCTCGAACTGAAAGATCGCGACGTGATATGCGACATCTACAAGTCGATATTCACCATTCTGAACGACACCGAAAAGG